GTCCGTGACAGAAGCAATCCTACAGAATTTTGACGATAGATCCGTTCCAAAGAAGAGAAATCCTGGTAGATCGCCAGATATGGTTATAGAGCAGAGAAGGCAAAGGTTATATAAGAGACAATTAGAAGGTTTGCCAGCAAGACATCTTGTTTTGGAACATTCTTCCAGAGAAGGAGTATGTGTTAAAACCGCATGGAACGATTGGAAAGAGGTAACAAAATGGAATGAAGAAGATTGGCAGAAGGATAGAGAAAATATGATAGCCAGGCTTCAAGCTATGAGGGTCAGACTTTTTGACAAGGCTTGCAAAAAAGGTCAATTTCAGACTGCTGCTCAGATACTGGATTCATTAGGTAAAGTAGTAGGGGAGAGTGTGGAGACTGTAAACATAAATGCTCCAGAACTAGCTATACGAATAGAAAATCAAAAAGATACTTGACACTATTGTAGTATAGTACTATAATTAATAGTGTAGAAGGAAATAATTTTTAGATTTATCAGAAGGTTCAGGGCTCTATCATATGTGTTGTCAGCATTTGCAACACCACCCCACCCCATCCAATAGGTAGGAGATCGGGAAAGCCTGGGGAGATCGGGAAAAGAAAAACCCCACAACAATTTTTTTTGTCTATAATTTTTCTTACATCACATTGTCTTTTTTTCCTGGGAACTGTTGGGAACTTGGCAACCGTACCAATAGAAAATTAAAATTAGTTATTTACAAGACAACAAGAAAGAAAAGAAAAAACCCAAATAATAAAATCACATAGCAATAATTATTTTATGACATAAAAAAAAACCCTATCAATAAGATAGGGTTAATTTAATTTTTTAATTTTGTTTAACTATCTTTAATTTTTAAAAATAGTTTCAATTGTTTTTCTCCATTGTAGAAACTTGTTTTACTTCCTGATAGAGAATAATTTTTCGGCATTGTTGCAAGCCATTTGATAAGTTCAGAATCCATAATTAATAATTAATAAGTAAGTACTTCCTGGTAAAAGAATTTTTAAAATGTAGTTGGTTATCTGTTGCATACATAAACATATAGTTGTCTATGTTGTTTTTAAAATCAACAGATTTTGTTTTGGCAATCTCAAAAGCTAGTCTTGGGTTGTCAAAAAATTTGTGGTTGTACTTCATTAATTATTCTCCAGGTATTCATTAATTACATAATCAATTTGATTAGTTCTCTGTTGTAACCTCTCAGCAATTGTTGATGTAATTGTGAAGTATTGCCAACCTAAGAAAGAGAAAGCAATTAGAAAAATAGTTAATTTCATTTTGTTTTTTTAGATTGTGAGGTTGTTAACAAGTAACCTCTTACTATTAATTATAAACACTAAAAATTTACTATTGTAGTACACTAGATATAGTTGTTACAATTATTAATAATTAATTTTATTTATTATTTAGCAGGAAAAACTTAAAAATAATATTCATTCAATATCATACTACCCATATCATAAATACATTCATATTGTAGTTGTCTTATCAAATCGAATACAGTCATATTAGGATTATCAATATTTAATTCTCTTAATTCTCTGAATGATCCTCTCATAATATCTCCTTTTAACCATTCGATAAGATCATAATTATAAATATCAACTAAAGAATCTACAATCTCAGGAAGAACATCTTCTAAATCTTCGGTGTCGTATTCGTTGCAAAAATTCTGTAGTAAATCAGTTATGACCTCATATCTCCAATTATTTGGAAGTTCGTCCTGGTGTAATTTTCTTACGAATGATTGATAATCTTTTTTAGATTCTTCTTTTAATTCTATATGTCCTGATGGTTCAATAATAAAAGCATCATAAAATTTTTTTAAAGAATCTTTTTTTGTTGTTGTTAGTTCCATTTTGTTTTTAAATTAGTTTATTTAGTAAGAAGCAATAAAAAAAAATCTTCCTATTAATTTGTATTGTAATACAATAAGGAAGATATGTAAACTATAAATTAAAAAAGTTTTTTAATCTCTTTTCATTATTGGCATTATTAAATAATTTAGAATTGGATTAAATCCCTCTAAAGTTTCAAAAGGGTTTTTAATATCCCATTTTGCAGTAATTACAAAAGGTGCAGTTGATTTATTACCATTAAAAGTTATAGCTTTATTTGATGATAATTTTTTTACCTGGTTACAAAATTGTCCTATATAATCACAATTAAAACTAAATTCTTTTTCAAAATTATTAGTGAATGATTCGGGTATTAATTGCTCTATGTTCGGATACATTCCAGGGATTTGTTGGTAATGAATGGAAGATAAGAAAATTTCTTCATTCATAAAAGTAATTAAATTATCAGTAATTAAAACTTTAGTTGCTTGTTTAATCTGACTTTTAAAAACCGAACCAGGAATAGTAATGTTTTTATTTAATTTAAAGCCTAATTGATTATTAGGGAATTTAAAATAAAATAATCTATGCCCATCAGTAGAGGCAACAGTAATTTCTTCATTTTCAACTTTTAAATGAACACCCCACAAAAGTTGCTTTGCATAATCCTTAGATACAAATTGACCTGCTACTCTACAAACTTCATAAGGTATTGAAGCAATTTTTGTTTCATTCTCATAGATAGCATATGGAGATGAGACTTGGTTAGTTGTTGTTGTTGACATTTTTTTTTATTAGTGAGAGGGAATAAAGTAAACTCTCAACTAACTAAAGTGTAACATTAGATTTTATTTATTGTCAATGTAAGTTTATCTATTATCTTATAAACTCTATAATTAAACTTGATATTTCCCCTATCTAGTCTTATAACTTTAATTAATGAAATTACTATAAAAAGTAGTTCCCAGGTACTGAAAGTTAGCTCAACTTTGTTGCTATTACTGAATACTTTAACTTTTTTCATAATTTGTATAAAATGAATGTATTTTCAACATACCAATAATTTATATTAAAGGCCAATTTTATTTTTATGAAAGTGAGAATTTTTTTCTTGCAAAAATAAAAAGACTACTGTAATATAGTAAGGCCAACAGTAATTCATCTAACACAAAATGAAAATTTCTGAAAATTCTCAAAGTCAATTCATTAATTATGTTTTAGACTTTTACGGCAAAGGTGGTATATATCCGCTTGCCGATCCAGTTATCTACAACAAATTTGTTGAGCGTGATGACGTATTAAAGGCATTTGAAAAATACAAAACTCTTTTAGATAATGCCAAACAATTAGAAAAGGAAACTAAAACTGAAATACATTATTCCTGGGGGGATGGTGATAGTTTAGATCGTGAAAGAGTAAGAGATATTCTTTTACAGAAATACAACTTCCAATGGACTAAATAAATGAAACTATCTGAAGTGAAAACATCATTAACTGTTGCTTTGATGAAATCAACAACAATGAAACCTAGTAAGTCTTTATCAAAACTGGATAAGGATATTACGAACCAGTTAAACATAGTCACTAAATTTTTAGGTAATAAATTTCTGAATGAATGTATCAAAGAGGCTGAAATATGCCTCAACGATAATGAAAAATTTGATGAAATTTATCTGAAATTTACAAAGGTGGGAAATCACTTTACTACACAAATTGAGGATGGATAGAAAAGAAGCAATTAATCTGGCCTTAACTTTATTTCGTCAAGACCTGGACAGAAATGATGTAGTTACTACATTAATGAAATCCAACATTCCAGAATCTACTGCTTATAGATACACCAAAAAAGCCTATGAGCAGTATGAATGGGAAATGGACAAAGAGGAAAATACAAATAAGTGTTTTGAAATTAAAGCCCTGGATACTATATATAAGGCTATGAAATGGGCTGAAACAAACCAAGAAACTGAATTGGCCGTTAAATATGCCAATTTATATATCACTAACAAAAAGAGGTTAAAAAAGTGAATTTAAAAACTTACGATAAGTTTGTTAGACGTTTTGTAAAAGACTATGTAAACAACTTAACACCAGATCAAATGAGGTGTCATCTTTCAGGACAATTCCATATTGATTTTGAAAATATACGTCAAGATACTGGTATTGATTCAGTATTACTTGAAATGCAAAATTGGGATTCTGAATTATTTAAAACTATCCAGGAGAATAAAAATGACTGATTCTTTTATGCACTACCACCAGGCTGCACTTGATAGTCAAAGGGAAGAAGCTGAAATTAATTGGTTATTCCCCGAACCAGATAATGATGACATTCTCGAAAGACTTTTTGAAGAAGCCTATGAAGAGATAAAAGAAAATAATATTCTTCAGTTAGATGAAGATGATCTTATTTTCGCTGCTAAAACAAGGGCAGAAAGAAGATTTGAAGAATTACCCGAACCAGGAGATTATGATGACTAAACTTGAACAGATCAGAAATGACTTGGATAACTATATCCAGGAAGAACTTAAGAAAAGTCCACCCGATAGAAGTTTTGAAGTATTTAGCTTTGAAGAAAAACTTTGTGAAATTATTGATTCATTGGATGAGATAATCTATTTCGATCCAACACCTGATGGGAATAGCCCATACAGTGATGCTGAATATATCATCACACCAAAAGAAAGAGATCAAAATGCTTTGCGAAGTAAACAGGAATCTCACGGTAGAGATCACAACATTCCATTCAATTATTAAAACAGGTGATTAATTATGACACCCCATCAATTTTTAAAAGACATCTATAAAGATTTCTGTTCTAAACATCATATGCAAAAACATAATGGTAAATATCTCTCGGCAGATGATTACCTTTATTTAGGTAAAGATGGAAGACCTTTAACTGAATATCAGGTGCAATGGCTTACCAACTATATCAAACACTGGGAATATACTAATGCTGGAGAGGATATTGATGACTGAGTTCGTACCAATAAAATATGATAGGTTTATCGAAAAAGGTAAACATTCCAAACTAGACCGCAGCTAACTCTTTTATCTGTTCCTGGAACTTCATACAACGTTCCATAAAACATATTTCACTAGACCGCAGTGCAAGACTATCCAATAGTTTTAGCTGCGGTTTTCCACTTCTACGAGCTATACATACTAAAGCCTGATTACATTCAATACCTGTAAGTTTTCTTAGTGCATAATTATACGCCCCAAGCTGATGGCAGTAGTTCAATAACATTTCATCAGATCTGACCTCTTTAGAGGTTTTCCAATCACATATTGTTAACTTTCCATCAATATCTATTAAAGCGTCAGCCGTTCCAGCAAATCCGTAATCCTTATCATAAATACTGAACTCAATCGCATGAATGGCCGTTACACGTTCCAATATGAATGATCGTAAACCTCTTGCGTAGCCTGACGCACTCCAGCTAA